GCCCATGGTGGCTCCTGTACTAATTGTTCTTGCCAAGTTGGTTTCTTACTCTCTGGTTTCCCATCTTTCTTACCATAATTCTTACAAAAAACACATCTATTTAGGTATGTTTGTGCTTCACCATTTCTTACATCATGTCGTGCAACGGTTGCTTTCATTAATATGCAATCGCCTTCATCAAATCCCTCTAACCCACCTTTGATGTTGTAGAACATCGCCTTGCGACCTTCACGGTCAACCATGAAGTGCATAGTGTATTCTGGTTTCTTGATACGTTTTACCAGTTTCAGGAAAAACTCATCACGAGTACCTTTCGGTGCAAGAAATGGTTCTGACATCAGACCTCCATTGAATCCATAAAAAATGCTAACCGTGCCAGTTCAGCAGTTTCTTCACAATCTTCAAACCCTGCCTCAAGCAGGTCCTCATATATCTGTTCTAATACCGCATCATTATCTACCATGTTACCTTTTTGCGACAAAGTTTTTTAGAATGTTTCTTCTTATCATTACCTTTGCGTTTGGTAGAGAACCGAGTCATTCTCAGCAACGCATCAAATTTCTCTAGTTCTCTTGCAGTTTCCATTATGCAGTTTCCGATGTGAGATGTGCAATAGGTTTAGGGTCTGGGGACCAGAAGTCATACTCTTTAGAGCAACGAACTTCTACCCACTCACCAGTGTGGTCTTTAAAAGTTTTGACTCCGTAACGAGTCATCCACTCTAGACCCGCCTCGAAATCTTCCATAGTAATTTCGTGTTCAACCAATGCTTTTTTAACCATTCCCATAAGTGACTCCTAAAAGATTAATACAAGGAAAAACATTCACGTTCAGTCAACGACCAGTTATCAAGGTCATTTGCTTCTCTCAAATCAGAAGCCTCACACCACTCAATTGACCCGTCACGGTCATAGTGAACCATGTAGTCATAAACACCGTCACCATTCAGTGACCGCTTGGTAACTTCTCCAACAAGGTCATTCAAAGTGTGAACAACAACTGTATCACCAATATCCCAATGACGAAGTGACCCGTCTTCTCTGGCTTCTTCAAAAAGTCTGTCTAGGCTTGAACTCATATTCAATCTCTGAAAGGGTTAATTGACTCACTCACATGCTTATATAATACCAAAATAGGCTAACTTGTCAAGTCTTTTTCACAAAAAATTGCTTCGAAAGCATTATTTTCGTAAAATTTTACACCTAATTCTTCCAGTTCTGATTCAAGTTCAGCAAGTCTCAGTTTGGCCGCCTTTCTCTCATCAAGGAGCCAGTTGACAAATTCATGTTTTTCACTCATTCTGTGCTTTTCATATTCAGTCATACTAGACCTTTACCAAATCCCTCTTTAATCAGTTCAATCTTATCGTGAAGGGTCAAAGCTTCACCATGCTCAAGACAATATCTCAACTCACCAATGTTGCCTTTGTGATGCTCAATCATCTTCAACTTAGAGACCGCACTCCACTTCTTTGCTCGTTCGGCTTCTAATTCTTCTTCAAGAATTGCGATTCGTGAAGCGGCCGCTTCAAGGTCTTCGGTAATGCTTTCTATCATACCGTCTTTGACACCTTCTTCGTATGTTCTGCTCATATCATCCTTTCTGTCAAAACACCGTCTATTGACCTGTGTTCCATTACGATTTCTTCATCAGACCAAAAACCGCCCTCAACAATGCGACTTGCAAGGTCTCTTGCCCACTCAAGGGCTTCTGCTAAAGTCTCAAATTTTCTTCTGTGGATGAAGTTTCCACGTTCTCTTTTCACACTGTTTCTGACTTCTGATATGTACATTCGGTATCTCCGAAAAGGTTTCTCAATCACTCAACATCTATATAATACCAAAATATGGTAATGAGTCAAGCGTTTTCTTACATCCAAGAAGGAATTTTTTCGGTATCTTGTGGTAGGTCCATCATGAAAGAAGTCTTACAACCGCAAGAACCTTTCGCATGAGGATTATTGAATTTGAGGCCTCGGTCCATTAAGTCATATGACCAATCGATTTCAGTCTCAGAAATGTAAAGATTTGATTTTTTGTCTACTAGAATTGTTAGACCTTGAGAAGGATACGCCAAGTCAAATTTTCTTTGTTTGTCATCAAAGTCTAATGTGTAGGTAAGTCCAGAACAACCTCCGCCTTTTACGCCCATTCGAACCGCATGTGTTTCTGGTGATAAACCATCACGTAACATTATTTTTTTAATTTCTTTTGCGGCCGATTCGGTAAATGTCACACGGTTATTCCAGTTGTCGCTTGAATATAATTTTTTTCAACTTCATCCATAGGGTCTAATGTCGCAATGACTATACTTTGTGATATCTCAACCTTGTCACATTTGCCAGACATAGACCAAGGCATAATGGCAAACCCCATTTGACCACCTTGATTTACTTGCATCATAACCATTGGGTTGGTCAATTCTAAGATATCTCTTTTTTCTTCTACTCTTGCGATGACTTCTTCATTAGTAATCAGTTTCAAAACTTTTAGGTCTGCCATAATTTTCCTTTAATTCAATTGATGATAATACTGTTATAGTTGGATGTGCTTTTATAAAATCGTTTAATTTTTTTTTCGTTATGAAAAATGAAGTGTTCAATGTTTTAATTCCTACATAATCTTTATAAGTGTAAGATAACTTCCACATCTATTCTCCTATTTCATGTTACGCTCCTTTACATAATCATAAAACCCAAAAAACAAACCTACGAATATAGATTCATATATCAAGTTCGCACCCAAAGAGCCAACAAATGCAAGATAAAATGTTCCTATAAAATATCTTGGTCTTGATAAGTCTTCTAATAATTGATTTAGCATAATCCTAAATATTTATTAAAAATTAATATGATAATATTCTTTGACCACTTTAGGTTCTGGTCGAGGTGAAAGTTCATTCTTAGCAACATATGCCCCAACGGTAACTGCCATTAGTATTACAAGTGCTAATATTAAAACATCAAAATCCATTTTTAACTCGGATTAACTTGTTTTGCGAATTCTATCTGAATATGTTTTATTATTCTTATAGGTATGTATGGAAATAAGAATGGTATAAAAGTATGCACAAAACCTATTACACCTGCGACCAAACTCAAAAAAGAAAAGTAAAAACCATATCGAAAATGTTTCCAATATCCTGATTTAACTTTATTCAGATGTTTAAAATCTATAATATCATTCATTTATAACTCCTACCAAATGAGTTCTTGGCTCAAGTGAAGCATTAATCGCCGTATGCCATTTAGTAGTATCGACCAAATATGCAGAGCCATTTGCTTTTAAATAATGTGCCTTTTTATCTATCAGCAAAAAACATGATGGATTAGTAATGATAGGTATATGAATTCTAGGTTTAGGGTCATAGTGATAACTTAAACAAGTTTTAGGTTTCATTCTCATTATTCGTGTTCTGCACAAACCTAAATCTTCTACAATTTTATTAGTGTAAATCATTTCAGGAAATACAGAAACATTAAAATCTTTTTCTGTGTATTCTGAATCAATTTCTTTCAAACTTCTTGAACCATAATATGGGTCACTCGTTTCATTTAAACCCTGCAAACAAATCTGATTTTTATATCCAAAGCCCTCATACGTAAAAATATATTTTTCTACTTCTTCAATTATTCTACTGAGATTTATATCTTTTCTAATCGTCTGGATGTCCATGACTAATAATATATTCAAAGTTATTGGCCCATAATGATTCTTTGATTAATTTCGCACCATTACTTTCATGAAACTTACGTGCCATTTCTGTTTTAGGTGACAGAGTAACATATCTTTCATATTTGTTTTCAATAACCAATTGAGCCAGTGCAGTATTGATTATTTGTCTACCTAAACCTTTTTCATTAGACCAAACAGTGTAAAATATTGCTTTATTTCCTCTCATCTTTTCACCGCCTGTATTATATTCAGATAACAATTCTTCTTCACTATCTGGTACGATTCTTGAGGTATGCATACATATTGCGGCTTTTAATTGTCCAGGTTTTCCGTAATAAAATACTCTTGCACCATTACCTAATCTAAATTCTGGTGGTATATGACCTCTTACTGGGTCTGTTTTTATTATCTCTGCTACTTCTTGTATATTGTCGGCTTCTTTTAAGACCATTTAGTCCAATCGGAAAATAATCGGGATATATTATATCACCATTTTCATCCATTAAAAATGAATCTGATGTTAAACTTATTTCTTTTTGAAAATAGAAACTCATAAATTATTTATTGTTCTTTATTCTATTTAAGATGATAGTCGTTGATATGCCTTCCGTATATTTAGGTTCTATTAATTTACCATCCCAAGAATTCAATAAATCGATTGTCTCCTGTCTATATTGACACCATTTTTTATCATACTTCCAATCATCTCCGCCTACGACAAAATTTGGTTTGTAAATTATTAAATTTTCTTTGAATGACATAGTAGTTTGAGGAACAATCTGATGAACATATTTAATATTTTCTAATACCGCTTTTCTATCTCCATAAGACAAATATGGTTTTCTTTTATAAGAAACCATTACGTCATCGGTCATTAATCCTACAATGACTTTACCATATAAATTTGCAGTTTTCAAGATATTAATATGGCCTTTATGTAATATATCGGCACACATACAAACATAGCTTATCATTACATATATCTTATCAAAGGACAATTATTAACTATTTTTTCAGTATAATCTACACCTTTAATCAAAGGCTCTCTCCATCTAGGACCATAAAAAAACTCTACAGTTTGTAATACTTTACTAGGAATATTGACCATAACATTTTCAAAGTTTTTTTTGACTAATGGAAAAATTAATTCTTTAGGTATATGTAAATCCAATCTCTCATCAGTTAAGTTTTTTTTTCTTAATCTTTGAAATTCTTCTGTATAATTATACGAAAAAACATCTATCAAAAATTCTTCATTCGAATCATAAAAACTTAAATCTATGA